GTATTAGTAACGAGGTTGTAATTAGTGATGCCAATTTGGGAACACTTAAAATTGGTGATTTACAATCAACTACTCTCAACATTGGAACAAATAACACTCAATTCACCGTGGCTTCTTCTGGAGAAACAAATATTGGTAGCGACCTTACAGTTACCGGAGAGATGGCGATTGGTAAAGATATTTCTAATGGTTATGCGTTGGATGTTAGCGGAACTATTCGTGCTCGCAAAATACATGCTCCTATATTTAGTATTTTTGATTCATATACGGCGGGGTCAGGTTATAGGATGAAAATTGTAACGCCTACTATGTGGGAAGGATTGTCTTATGGTAATAATAGAGATAGTGAGAGAATAATATGGATGAACCCTAATGCAAGATATACTTTAATAAATAAAAACCCTGGACTTGATACCACTGGAGCTGGAATTATTGATTCTTATCCATTAACTTTACAAATATCAACAGATGACAGTTCCAATTATAGTTCTTCAGATGCCAATTGTACTTTTACTACCCCTATACATATAATACAGGGACCAACATTTAGGCTAGATGTAAGTAATGTTTTTACTGATACAAGTTTAGCAGGCCGAGATAATATTAACCCTGCTGATTATAGTTTATTTGAAGACGGAACTTATGGTAGTGATACTGTGGAGGATAAACTTTTTAAAACAAGGTATTATACTACTGGCGATCCGGAGATTGGTCATCTCCCTTGTGGTTTTGGGTTATATTTATATGGATTTGGTGGCTCCAACAGAGAAGCACAACATCAAACTGTATCATGGGGTGAGGGTGACCCATATTTCAGAATAAATAGACATGATAATGTAAATCTGGAGGGTCATTATCGTTGGGTGGTTACAGAGGATGCTGTAGATCCCGGAAAAGTTATTATTATTGAACCAGATATATAGTTGAACCAGATATAGATGAAGAATCATGATGAAAAGAAAAATAAATAATATGTAAATCAAAATCTATATATTATTCGGGAACCATCATTCCAATCATTATGGTCTCTGTCTATTCATAATCAATGTCTAACAAGTGTATCTAATGTGATGTGGCACAGACACACGGTTTACTTGTTGTTCTATTTAACGCACAATCACAAGCGGTTTTGGCATTGGCTGGCTGCTTCACATATCCGGGTTTCAAGAAACAACGGACACTTCCATCAGGATTTGTGCCAAGTGTATGTGGAACACGGTTAGGACGGGTTTGGGTAGCTTCACATAATTTGAACTCGGGACATCCTGAGACTTTTTTTTCCATTCCATATACATTCTGTTTAGATTGGGGCAATAACATACTATATGTATTATTATTGCTTGTGATACTATTTGCCAACTGATAACGCTTGTATTCACTATATTGTTTACTTGTTATTATTGATGGCTGTTGCGGTAGGTCTTGTAATACATGGCTACTTATTTTATGTTTTAAATAATCTCCTTGGGACATACTCTTTTTGACTCGGGGCTATATAATATATAGTTGGAATATATTTTATTCCACGATTGTTGTTTGATATTGTGTTTGATATTTTTGCTGTAAATAATACTTGTATCCATAATAAAAGATATATGCAAATACTATTCCCAAAAGAGAACCAAGAACCAACTGTTCTACACTGTGGGCTTTGTATTTCCACCGTTGTATCATTGTTAAAATGGTTAATCCCACACTTCCAATGAGCCAATATACATCATTTTTCAAAAAGAAATAGTATGCACTTGTATAAGACGCCACTTGTGCATGTCCCGACGGCATTCCATAATTATCATAATTCTCATAGTCTTCAAAATCATACAATTGTTTGGTGTGACACGGTCGCGGTTCTTTGACCCAATGCTTCAGTAGTTTATTGATTCCCAAGTTCATTAGTATTGTTGCTAAAAAATACCAAAAGTGTTGTGGTGTTTCGTATGTTTGTATGAGAACCATTATCACTAATATTGCAGGAGCCCAAAATCCAACAATGTCATAATATATTTTCATCTTCTTTGTCTATGTGCTATTGGAATAAAATATGTATATATACGAGTTTGATGTATATACGAGTTGTATATACGAGTTAGATGTGATTATAGATATTTATATTAAGTAGTGATATAAATATCAATAGGTTCCAAACGTGTTTGTATAGACGTAATATGCTTGTATTGTGTGCTTGTATATCTATGTATTACTTGTACTGGACTGATATAATTGTTCAGCAATCAATGAAAAATTCCAATCAGCATTGTTCAAATCCACAGGGTCACCCCGGTCTGTCATCAATTTTACCGTCATACGTTTTATATTCACAGGGCCAAAGTAAATACGTTCCTGATTCTGTAATGTACCCCCAAACTCTGTATATAAATCTCCATTTTGTAATGAACTTACTTTGATTGGTATTACTGCAAATGTATCTTTTGAATACGGGTTTAATTTGCGATTTGCTGTGATGGTATTATAACTATTTGCTTGTTCATTATTAATTGCGTTAATAGAAAAAAGTTGGCGTTCAGTCAATCGGTTATAATTCACCTTTTCTTCTGCACTTACACGCGATGTTTGGGAACCCGGGTCACATAATATGCTATTTCTCAACGCATACGATGGCAATGCTGAAATCTCTTGTGTTGGAACGTTTGTAATCAAGCCATCGTTCAACCGATTTTGATTATAATCGTCAATGACTAAAAACAGTTTATCATATAATTCTACAGATACAGTTGAATCACCTGTTATTGCAATGACACCATTTGAGTTAGTGAAAACATTATCATTCACAATCGTAGCATCATTCAATTCATAAGTTGTGCGGGTTCTGAACCCCAATAACCATCCAAGTGTTGCATCAAACGTAGTGCTTCGGATACTTGATACTGATGCATAACAACTTGTGAATGTTTCTTCGCTGTAAAATTCTAATTTAAAATCTTCGGATGTATATTGTTTCAATATATTGGTATGAAATTTAATATATTCTTTATTCAATGTTTGATCCTGTATAATGTTAAAATAGGATTCTTCTGTTAGAGTATTTGTTAAGAGTTGTGCGTTCATTTCAGCAATCAATTCTGTGCGATTATATGTATTTGGAGGAATAGTAATAGTAATGTCATTTTCATCATTGCTTGATGTTACACCAGATTCGTGTGGTATGAGTTTAAATGTATTATTGGTTTCATCTAATGTAATTTGATTTACTGTAATAGATGTTAGACTTAATGTGTCACTACTATATCCCAGGCTTTGTTGATATATACTGGATAAATCAATTGGAGGAGTTTGTATAGTCGGGTCATAAACATAGTCAGGATTGAATTCTAAATCGGATACATAATACGTATTACTTATGTCTATTTGTTGCGCTGAAAGCGATGGGTCAAAAAACTGTATGGTGAAATCGTTTTCGTCCAAGTATTTTTCTACATTTACTGTTAATTCTGCTGTCAACAATCCTTGGTTTCCCTCATTAATCACTTTTAATTCGCAAAGTGATAATACATTGTCTCCATCAGCATCTGTGAACTCTGTAAATAAATAGTTGAATAATGGTGGTATTTCATCTATTGCATTATTTATTGTAATAGGAAAATTGTGATACGATATATCTTGTAATTCAATAGGTAATTTGTCTTCAATATTTACTATATATGGATCTGCTTTATCATTACCTCCACTTGTAGGATATAATGCCAATACAAAACTTGTATCAATACTATAAATTGAATTTATTGGAAATTCACCTCTAAACACATTTTTACTCGTTAAATCAACAAATGAACCGTCTATATATTCTCCTTGCGTTGAACCTTCAGCAATATTCAGTGTTTTTGTCAAAAAAGATTGTCCGTATGTTGTATTACTAATGTCCCCGTGATAATCGCTATTATTGAATGTTTTCAATATATCTATTTTAAAACCTACCTTTGAATCATTCGATAATGAGAACCCCGAATTCAAAGAATTTATTTCACCATTTGGATTATTTGTCGTTATACTATTTGCTATTGTGGTATTCAACCCACTATTAAATGCATTTACAAAGTTGGCCAAAGAATATCCATTTATATCAGAATTTGGAATATTTACTGTATAATCATTAAGAGTGTTATTATATACGGGGTCTGAATTATTACCATATCCATTTGGATTCACGCATTTTATTTCAATAAACAAATTACGATTTACTACTATTTCTTCTTCTTCTTGTTTGATCACGGGCGTTTCACCTGTAATATCATTCATTTCATAACTTTGTGAAGCAAAACGAAAGCATGATGAAGTTCCGGTCCATATGTGGTTTGTAGTTTCACCGATTGATGTTTCATCCGGAAATTCAATATACACTTTTGAATTAGGTTCTAAATACACATTATTACGATTTAAATAAATACTTAAAGTGAAAAACGATGTACCATTATCTATGACATTGGAATTATTTATAGTTGTTTTATAAAAGCTTGATTCACTTGTTAAGTTGCTATTATTATTTAATGCATCATTTATAGCATCTATTAAGCTATTTCGACTATAGTAACTATTATTTACACTTGTATTTTCCAAATCTAACACCACTTGTATGGTATATTGAATGACAGAGGTTTGTTCGTTATATTCATCAGGGCCTTGATATACAATAATATCAAATGTCTTATTTGCATCTTCTACATTAAATCGCGGTGTTCTATTATTTGCTGGATTAAAACGTGTAGATCTTATACTATTAATATAATATGTATCAAAATTAAATCCCAAGAACCCCGGAATGGATTGAAAACGTTGTCCTGGATTTATTGGATCATTTGGCGTAGGGTCATTGGGTGACGTCCAAGTTGGGAAATAGACATAGTAACTCAATTCATTGTAATTTTTTTCAATATCTATTTCAAATGTTGCTTTAGAATTATCACCATCGTTATTGTAAATTATTTGTGTAGTGCCAAAACTTACATCGGTATTGTTTGTTTTGATTGAACTTATTTTATTATTGATTTCTGATATCAATTTTTGTTGTGTATAATTACCCGCACCAATTTCAATCTTATAGTCATAATCCCCATTATTTATACCGGGTACATTTCCTTTCAACCAAATAAAATTACTTCCGAAATTATTATTTACCGTATACCACGTATAAGGTATGGAGATTGAATACAAACGCAATGCAACCACATCTTTTAATGGTTCTGATAAATTAAATGTAAAATCCGTTGAAATTGGATAATTTTCATCACGATATGAACTATCTATACTCATTATTCGCTTTACTGTTTGTAGTAACAAAGGATTTACATTGCCTTCTGTTACTGTAACTGGTTTTGATAGCTCAATATTTTGCTGGGTGGCTTCAATCTTTTCATCTTTTGTTACTTCTATATCAGTTACTTGACCGGTATACTCATCCAATGGGTTATCTTCGTTATATACTTCATCATCTACTACATCAACTTCATTTTCATTTTCATTTTCAAAAAAATGGTCATAGACTTCTGAAAAAAAAGTTGCCAGTGCCTTGTCTCCAGTATTTGCATCATTGTATTTATTAATTAAAAATATAATACGAGATTCCAATTCACGATCGGTTGGACTATCTAAATCCATCAGTTCATATAGTTCATCATTTGTATAATCACCAATACTGTATTCCATTTTACTAATATATTATTAGTTTTTGTTTTAATCCTATTTACATATAAACTATTGTTTTATAGTATTAGTCATTTATCCGTTTTTTAAACATTGAACGGATATAATCCACCAAATTCATTTTCTCCTTCCATTCATATATTGTCGACATTGGAAAGAGTGTTAATCCTTGTCCACGCTTCATATGTTTGTTTCCGTGAAAACATACATTGTCAAAATATTTGAATAACATCATTTCTTCTACATTACATTCGCTCCTATCTATCCTATAGCTTCCCATATAATTGAATCTATTGTATTTCATATTCTGATACACACTGTATTTATATGGACGTTTTACTTTGTTGCGAACCATCCCTATTCCTAATATTTTATTTGTATCATTATTCATTTCTAATACAAACATTATGGAGTTGGGTTTAATACTCTGGCTTACGTTATATGGAGAACAATACACACATTTGAATTCTTCCTTTTTTTTGCGATAATTTATATTTTCATTCCACGTACTGTTACTGAAACGCGATGTAATTATGTAATGTGTTTGTAATTTCTTGAATTGTCGTAGTGTTTTATTGTATGTTGATTTTTTATGTTTTTTCACTTGACGTGCATATTCATTTTGCGGTTCCTGGTCCTTGTCTCCTTCTTGGTCATGTATCATGGTACTAAATTTATATTGACAATGATTTTATGTGATATTATTTGAAGTACAGGTTCCCTACATTTCAATTTTATTTGTTGGGAACCTATATAAATATTTTTTAATACAGCTGTGTATAATAGAATAGTTTATTGTTATTGATGGACGACTTACATATTTCAGTTCAACATACCAATAATACTGTTGATAAATCAGCAAATATACCCCAATTTTTAACACTATTAGACCGAGAACAATACAATTATAGTCCTACATCATTAAGTGACGATGAAAAAAGTATGATTGAAGGACACAATAGTAGTGAAGACGAACATATTGATAAAAACGCAGAAAAACATTTCAATAAATATTATTATTATGACAAATCACAGAGCAATAAACTGGATATTTTACTCACTTTTATTAAAGGACAAAAGCATTTATTTAGTCATTGTAGTTCAGTTTCTAAACACAAGATGAATAGTCTTATGATTCCCACACTTATTATTAGCACATTTAATGGCATTTTTGCCCCTTTTTTCAAAGATTCTGGATGGATTAATAATGTATCGGCAGGTCTCAACTCAATTATTTTGTTGATGTTATCCATGATGGGATATTTCAAGTTTGAGGCATCGTCTGAATCTTTTTTTCAAATTTCAAAACAATATGACCGTCTTGAAACGGCAGTCAAACTCATGCATAGTTCCATCTACTTTAATAATAATATGGATTTTGACTTATCTACTACACAAGAACACCAACCACACACTATTGGAAATACATCTAAAAAATTATTGAATAAGCAATATAATGATAAGATACAGGCCATTGAAAATCGCATCAATGAAATAAAAGAAAGTCAACAGTTCAGTATTCCTAATGAAACACGAAATATATTTCCCATTATTTACAATATCAATATTTTTACACTTATTCGCAAGATGGATAATTATCGTAATCAACTATTATTTAAATTCCGTTCTGTTAATCGCGAAATAAAGGAAATTGTAATGAAACCTTCAAGTGATGACGATACTAAGCAACAAACGCATCTTAATGCACTATATAAAGTGAAAGCACAAATTAAAAATGAATTATATGAAACACTCAATGTTTATAGCAATATTGAAGACATCTTTTCAAGAGAAATAAATTATGCCAATAGCGTATCGTTATGGTGGTGTATTTTTCATAGTCATAAAAAAATGGATTTTTCACATCTTCATCCGATTATTGCAAGATATTTTACCTTTGTGTTTGAGGAAGGTTAGGATATATTCGCCAATAGTCTGGAAAATGATATACTAACTTGAAATATTTTTCGTTTTCCAAGTATGCTGTGATACATTTATAATTCTCTGTATTGGGCTCACATTCCATCTTTATAATAGAACGACAATACTCTTTTTTATTCTTAAGTGGAATATTTTTCACTTTTATCACTTGTCCTATATTCAACTTTGTCATCTTTTCCATTATGTACTCTTGTGTTATACTACTATGAATACGGGGAATACACCATTCTTTATACACCATTTAATTTATATGTATTGTTGTTGCGTCTTTACTTATTATTTGTTGGTGAGATATCCAATCAATTTTTAATTACAATAAAAAACTTATTGTTCTTGGGTGTTTTGTCATTTATGCTTTGGTATATTGAAAACAAAGGGTTTTTGTTTTCAATTCTATTTTGATTATGATAATTATTGGTTTCACTCTTTTAATTTTACAACCAGATTTTATACATTTATATATGTATGCTGTTTCAAAACAATGTTATGTATTTTACATTATATGAAAACACCCTTCCACACTATTTTAGTATGTTTTCTTTATGTTTGTTTTTTTCATATTTTTTATCTATACAACATAACCAAAAGAAAATGCCTGACGACAATATTGAACATTGGGACAATTTGGAAGATTTATTTGACACATCCAAAATACAAGATATTCAACACCAAGACTATATTACTATTTACTTTTTGTATATAGACAAAGACGATGATATTATTAAAATTTCAAAACATAATCATCACATAAATAATACGAAAACAGATATAAATTCAAAAACAGATGCACCTTGTTTTTTTGATAAAGACTCCATTATTAAAATCATTCAAAGACACACATTAACACGCAATGGTTCCAAATACTTGTTTGATAAATTATTATTGTACCATATTCCCTTGGAAAAAGAAGACATCAAAAATATACATTTAGATGAAAATTGGAAAAACCATTTTAATGACAACTTATTTGAAGTGAATATTTACAAAGACTGTACGCTACCGAAATCTCTTTCACTTTTTCATGACATCAATTCTTTTTTTGTATTTTACAAAGAAAAATGTGTCCTTAAATCGGCTTTGAAAAAATCGGGAGGTTCAAAACATACAAAGCGTGTTCGTTTTAATCAACATAATTATACTAAGAAAAACTGTAATGCTCTGCGTTGAATTTAATTGCATATGTGGTTTAGTGAGGCATATTTTGAATTCGGGATTCGGGATTCGGGATTCGGGATTCGGGATTCGGGATTCGGGATAATATATAACTAATTTTTATTTTATAAATATATAAACATTTACATGTATAATGTTGTAGTATTGGTATAACATTATAAATAAGTTATAATTAAGTTATAAATAAGTCATCATGGGAGGCCAAACGATTTCTCCACAAAGTATTCATACCAAAAATGTAGTGTTGGATTTTTTATACAAGCAACTCTATTTCTTTGAATTTAATATTATACGACATCAAAATATTCGCTCATTTGAAGATAAGTTGGAGCACTTTTTCAATATTTTAACGTCTCAAAACAAATACACATCTGATATTGATAAATCTGATTTTATACTTCTTCTTCAACGTTATATACATCTTACTGTGTTTATTCGCAATAAGCATCACGGCAAAGGACAAAAGTTACAGTTCTACGCAATGATTTTTCATCTTTATGAATATAATTCATCTTTTGCTATTCAACTTATTGAATCCATTTGGAAAAACGGACTACAAACTATTCATATTGGTTCGTTTTGTGATTTCAAATATTTGTGTCAATATATTTACGAACGAACGCATAATAGGCGCCATCCTTTTATTGAAAAATGTTGTCGTGTTTTTATCAGTCTTTTATGTAGCAGTAATAACTATTTTATGGCCAAATGGACACCCAGAGAGCACTCATCATTCCAATGGCTTTATAATAAATTAGTATATTATTACGCAAAACATACTACCAAAAACATTGTATCCTATAAACGGAAACAGAATAAATTCAAAAATAGATTTCGACGATTTGTGTCCTCATTATGTACATATAAAACGGAAAGTATTTTGACATTAAATGCTCTTCAAGACAAATCGTGTTTCTTATTTTCACCACTATCCAATATACTCAAATATAAACATCGTATTATTCAATCCCCAAATTGGGGAATTCAGAAGTTATTTCCCCCACATCCACTTGTATCTGCATCATTTGAACCTGGGAAAATTTTTAAACACATGTATAAATTGCTGGATACAAATAAACATCTCAACTATGATTCATTACATGGTAGGAATTATAAAAGTGTCATTGATTTTTTAAATTCTGTGTGGTCACATTATATCCATAAATGCAGCACGTTTATGGGAGAAAGAGATTTTATATTGCTTGTAGATGTTAGTATTATTAATTTTGACGGAAGCGATAATACATTTTATGATATGGTCGGTATGGCACTATTTACAATGCACTTTTCAAAGGCGAAAAAAAGGATTTTGTTTGCTTCTAATACCCCGTGTTGGATGAACTTTTCGCATTGTGAGACATTATATGAGTGTGTTGTTTATTTAAAGCAACAGATTGTTTCCATGTGTTGCCATACCTCGTGTGAGATGATTGGTTCTATTTCAACACTATTACGTGCGTTTCAAGATACACCTCATTCCCCATTCAACATTTACACTTTTGATTTGATTTTTTTACATGGTAATCGTAATGCTTTTTCAAAACCGTGTATTGAATGTGTGAAACATTATAAGTCATTTTTTAATAAGTTTATTTTTTGGAATTTCTGTAATAGTCATACCATTCAAGATATTGAGGATATTCATAATTTTGAAAAGAAATGCTTGTTTATTAGTGGCAATAACACAAATAGTCTTCTTGATATTTGCAATACCACTACTGTGCTTCATCATTTTCTACATAAAATCCGACAGCGTCATTATTTGATTCTTGATTGACAGTTTATAATATGAAATATGCAATTGATCATACAATTTGTCATTGTTTTGTGTTTATTTTTCATTATATCATTAAATTATTGATATAATGGTGTTGGAATCTGGTTTGGAATCTGGTTTGGATTTATTTGTGGTTGATTTATTTGGATACACGTTTCACATATTCTTCATAATGTTTTTTTGAACCTTTCATTTCTTTTACGTGTTCTGTCGTGACATTTTTATTTATCTTTTCCTTTTCTTTTTCGTTTATCGTTTTCAACTTTCTTGATATTTTCTTTTTGCTTTCTTTCAACGATGTTAGATTATATAACTCTTTTAATTGTTTTCGCATTTCTTTTCCATTTTTACGCTCTTTTGGATGTGCATATATCTGTTTTTCCAATAATGATATAAATGATTCTAACTCATTCTCTAAATGGTAGTGATGAATTATGCGATAATACATTGCACACAAAGCATATATATCCCACGTTACATAATTTTTCATCAATTCACTGTATAATTCTTTACACCGTTTTCCTACAAATCCATTTAAATATTCTGTACATTGGCTTTTATACTCATACACCACTTGAACATTTTTCATGAATTCACTCATTATTGGATTATATTGCTGAAAATCACTTATTACTATATCCACATCCTTTTTCGTAAATTGTGTATCTTTCCACTCTGTCATTGCTGTCCCCTTATTATTTACCATATACGATATTACAGCAATATCTATACACCACGGAACGTAATCATACCCATATATAAAAAACACATGGTCGGCTTTGAAATCCGTAACGTCAAACGACAATCCATAATCTATAAGTACGGGCTTGTTTGTTTTATCTTTTAATACAATATTATCTTGTTTGACATCCATATGAACAATATGATGGTCATTCAACAATTGAAATTGTTTTAACAAATCCATGGCACTATTTACTACCAAACGAATAAACAACTTGGGATATTGATTAATTAATAATGACAATGCACTATACAATGTGTTTTCTCCCACATATTTCATTTTATTTGATATGAATTGTGATTGTTTATCATATAACATACAGCTATTCAGCTCTTTTTCATCAATATGTGAAATATCCAGCGGACACGTTTCAATAATTGGAGAAAAATATTTACTGTAGTTTGGGATTTTCATTATTTTTTTCCCAATGTCAATTTCGTTTTGTGTTGCACTTTCTTCTTGTTGGACTTTTGTAATGTATGATTGTGTTGTCTTTTTTCCGTCGCATTTTATCCCGGGCCGATATACACATCCGTAACTTCCTTGTCCCAGTAAATTCAATTCATTTTTTGATGACATTTTAATATATTTATGGTATTTTATGGTATATACTATATATATTACAATACCATTTTATATATATTTTTATTTCCAATATAACAACCAAAAGATGGTTATATTGTCGTCCTTAAGAGGGTTCGAACCTCTGACCTTGTGATTAACAGTCACACGCTCTAACCAACTGAGCTATAAAGACATTTTTTCATATACTCTTACTAAATTCATTATCATATACTACATACACACATTACATTCACACATTACATACAAACACGATTGTTGATGCAATCACAGGGACTTGAACCCTGGACCTTCGGCTCATAAGACCGACGCTCTAACCAACTGAGCTATGAATGCAAGGTAGGTCTCACTGGGAATTGAACCCAGATTACGGGAATCAAAACCCCGGGTGATAACCATTACACTATGAGACCACCATTATTTTTAATCATATACATTAGCATCGAAAGGTTTCGATCCTCCGACCTTCGGGTTATGGGCCCGACACGCTTCCTCTGCGCCACGATGCTTCTACTATTTAACCATATACTTAATTGCAGCGAGTGGGATTCGAACCCACGAAGCTAATGCAACAGATCTTAAGTCTGTCCCCTTTGACCGCTCGGGAATCGCTGCT